CCGGGCGTCCCGTAAGATTTAAGCTCTCATGGAGCGGCTAGCGAAAGAACCCCCTCTTTTCTTTGGGGGGGGCTAAGCTCTTACGAGCTTTTCGTTTCGCATGGTCGGACATCGAAGCCCATCTAAGTGGGTCGATTCCACAAGCTTGCCAGACTTGTTCCTCAGTCATTTGCACTGAGTAGACCGACTCTGACACGGATTCCGTGTCATCCCCTATCTCGGAAGGGGTTAAATCCGGCTTCGCCATTCTTCCCTGGCTTTCCAGGTACCTTGCCAGTGTAACTGGCTGCTGAGGCGTGGGTGGAGGAGTCGCTTCCACCGCCTTTGGTATCGCAGCGGCCACTGCGGATGTTGACCCTATAGAAGGGGAGTCATCCATCACCAGACTCTCATCAGAACCCACATAGGGGTCTCTTCTAATTGGAATTTTCCAATTAGGTTTACCCGGCATCACAATGCGGGGGGGAGCTACACGGGTGCCTACCTTTTCGTCGAACACAACACTCAGAGTTCCATATTCCATGGTTTTCCACGAATAGTTTCCGTAAGATACCACGAAATTGTACTTTGGTGCTGTTTGTATATCCGCTGGTTCAATCACCAGACCGGATTGTTCGGCTTTAACCTCCAAGTCAAAAGAGGACGTAAAGTCGCGTTGGATAACATAGTTTCCAACCTGCTTCGAGTTTATCGAAGCATCTTTTGACCCCCTCGTAACTTTGCCGAGAAGCGCTAAATTGGTTATTTGCGCTTGACCGAATGGAAATGTCGTCCAATATCGGTTATCATCGGCATAAGTTATGATCCCTTTCCAAACCTCTTCATCTGACCCCTGTTTGGGGTCTCTGACGATTTGTTCCCCCTCAGCCTGTATATGCACAGAATACTTTCCCTTGGGAATAGTAAAATTCATCGCATGTGATACAGCTCCAGCCAATTCTTGCGATGTGACTGGAACACTCCTTTCCTCCCACTTTTCATCCTCCCACCAATTCAATAGTACGGAACGTGTTGTTCCAACTATGATATCTTCCGATTGCCTGCGAGTTTGGATTTTACACCATGGCGTTCCACAGTAACCAAACAAACGGCCGGCTTTTGCCGGAGTCGGA